TTAAATGTAATAGTCAACCAGTCTTTGTCGCTTTCAACTGCTGTTGCTGTTCCTTCAATAGCTTTTCCATTTGCTTTAAATGTTCCGCTGTATTGATAAGCTTCTGTTCCGTCTCCTTCTGTGTCTGGAACAATTGTTACATTTCTTTTAATTGCATAAAAACCCGCTGTTCTAGCTTCTTTACTAAAATCAACAACAACAATGTTTACTGTTGCTTTATCGCCTATTTGTTCTTTGTCAAATACTTCTTGTATTCTTTCGTGAACTGGATTTCCTTTGTAATAGTCTAGTGTAAATTCAGTTGATGAAGTAACTCCAACTGTTGATGTTCTTTCTGAACTTTCATCAACGTAAGTTCTAGAATATTCTTGAGCTTCTTTTGATGTTGGTAAATCAGTAAAGCCTTTCATTCTATAATACTTTCCGTTTACTTCCATAAAGCTAACTTTTTCGCATCTTAAAACAAGTCCATTAAATTCTTGTAATGCTTTTAATTCTTTTGATACTGCTGGTTCTGGCATATTAATATTCCTCCTTGTAGATTAATCTCATTTGTATTTGATATTGTGCTTTTCCTTCGTCTTGTGCTATCAAATAACCATTTGTTAATATTTCAAGCCTTTGAGCTTGTCTTTTGCCTTCTAGTTTTGGCAAGTTTCTTTGTTTATTATTTTCTTCTATCCATTGTATGAATTTATCAAAAAAGCTAATGTTTTCAAGCT